ATCGATAGAGCTACAAATAAAATTATGTGCTTGCAAGGTATACTTGAAGGCAAGCCTGTTCTCATTAAGAAAACGGGTGAAACGATATCTCCAGCACCTGGATTCAATGTTATAGCAACCGCTAACACAAAAGGTAAAGGTTCTGAAGATGGCCGATTCGTAGCTGCTTCTATCATCGATGACGCTTTCCTTGAGCGATTCACTGTAGCAATTGATCAACAGTTCCCATCAGCTAAGACTGAGAAAAAGATTGTAATTAAGCATATGGAAAAGTTTGGCTTAGCTGATGAAACATTTGCTGATAAACTAGTTACATGGGCTGACATCATTCGTAAAACATTCTATGATGATGGCGTAGACGAAGTAATCTCAACTCGTCGTTTGTGTCACATTGTACAAACATACTCGATCTTTGAAGAAAAACTCAAAGCAATTGAGTTGTGTATAGCACGATTCGACGATGATACTAAAGCAGCATTCCTAGATCTTTACACTAAGGTTGACGATGGAACACAAGCAGAGTATCAATCAGACGAAGAATTATTAGCAGAACAGGTAGGATTCTAATGAAGAAAAAAGATTTTGATTTAATGGGGCCAGATTATAAGTTTAATGAAGGCCTACTCATCGAAGAGTTTCAAGACTATATAGACTCTACCTACGAAGGGCATTACTGCAAAGGTGGATTCCAATCCTCCGAAGTAATAGTCGATCGTGGCCATGGTCTTGGTTTTTTCCTAGGTAACGTAGATAAGTACAATGCTCGTTATGGAAAGAAAGGTGATCCTAGCGATCATCGGAAAGACTTAATGAAGGTATTGCATTATGCTTTACTTGCGTTAAATGAACACGATCGTATTACAGATAATAGCAAATAACTGTGTACAAACGTGTTAAATTGTGATATAATATACTATATTTTAAAAATGGAGAAATGCAATGCAATTAAGTGAAGAGACTCTATCCATTCTTTCTAACTTTGCTTCGGTTAATCCGAACATCGTTTTAAAGCCTGGTCAAGAGTTAAAAACTATTTCCGAAGCTAAGAATATTCTTGCTACAGCTTCGGTCGTAGAAGATTTTCCACATGACGTGGGTATATACGATTTGAATGAGTTCTTATCTGTACTCGGTCTTGTAGAAAATTCATCGTTAGAGTTTGACAGTAAGTCTGTAGATGTAAAAGGCACTGGTGCCAAAGTAAAATACTACTCAGCTGAACCGTCTATTCTAACAACCCCTGAAAAAGATATCACCATGCCATCTGCTGAAGTTAATGTTGAATTGACCTCAGAAAAGTTACAAAAAGCTAAAAAGGCTGCAGCTGTTCTAGGACATCTCGATCTTGCTTTTGTTGGAGATGCTGATGGTGTTACACTAAAGATATTTGATGCTAAGGATCCTAGTGCTAACACATTCGAGCTATCTCTTGGTGCAAATGAATCAGGGCAAACATTTAGTTTCATAATGAATATTTCTAATTTGAAATTACTTGATGGCGACTATGATGTACAAATTTCATCAAAACTAATCTCTAAGTGGATTAACAAGTCAAAACCTGTGACTTATTACATTGCTTTAGAGAAAAGTTCAACCTTTGGTGTATAAATAAACATGCAAACAAGTTCTCATAATACTATGAGGATAATATTGGAAATGCCGATAGTCGGGTTTCCATCAATTAGTCTACTTTGAAAACGGAGAAAAGATATGACTGAAGAAGTAACAGCACCTGAAGGTGTAGAAGAAGCCGCAGAAGTTAACCTAAGCCTAGGTGATATTGGTGCAATTGTAAGTATTATTGACATCTGTTCAAAGCGAGGAGCTTTCGAAGGCTCTGAACTAGAAACAGTAGGTGGATTGCGCAATCGCATTAGTGCGTTCTTGGCGCAAGCAGCACCTCAAGCTGAAGAAGAAGAAGCAGAAGCAGATCCTGAAGGCCGCGAACAACCTGAAGACGAAGCTTAAGAAACACGGGGGCGTAAAAACCCCCACATTTTTATTATGAAGGATACATTATGCAAGCAACTGAACTCAAGGCTCTCATCTCAGCCTTACAAAATGGGATAGTAAACGTAACATTCAAAAAAATTGACACTGAAGAAATTCGTGTTATGGAATCCACACTAAAAACAAGCATCCTAGAAGAAAATGGTATTACTGCCACTGTCGACAATGTGTCACCTGAATCAGACCATGTTGCCGTATGGTGTCTAGACAAAGACGCATGGAGATCATTCCGTGTTAATACCGTAGTCAACTGGGAGGTCGTGTAGTGGAAGAATATTTGTGGGTTGAGAAGTATCGACCAAAAACGGTAGACGATGCTATTCTACCAAAGCATCTCAAGAAGACATTCAAAGAGATTCTAAAAACTGGTGAGATACCAAATTTACTTTTTACTGGCACCGCGGGTGTTGGTAAAACTACTATTGCTAAAGCATTATGCAACGAGCTAGGATTAGATTATCTACTCGTGAATGGATCGGAAGAGGGTAACATTGATACTCTTCGTAACAAGATCAAACACTTTGCATCAACAGTATCTTTGCAGGGTGGCTACAAAGTTGTAATCCTAGACGAGGCCGACTATCTAAATCCGCAGTCGACTCAACCTGCATTACGTGGATTCATTGAAGAGTTTAGCAACAACTGTCGATTTATCATGACATGTAACTTTAAGAATCGCATTATTGAACCTCTACATTCTCGATGTTCTGTTGTAGAGTTTAATATCGCTAAGAAAGATATGCCAGATCTATGTGGCTCGTTCATGAAACGTGTAGGAACAATCCTTGATGGCGAAAACGTAGAATATGATCAAGCAGTGATTGCAGAATTGATCATGAAGCATATGCCAGATTGGCGACGAGTTCTTAACGAATTGCAACGATACTCCGTCTCTGGTAAGATTGACACAGGCATCCTAGTATCGCTATCCGAAGTTTCCATTGGTAATCTTATGAGTGCGATGAAGGATAAAAACTTTAAAAAGATGCGACAATGGGTAACCGATAATATCGACCAAGAACCTGCTGCACTGTTCAGAAAAATCTATGACAATATGGCAGAATATGTCCAACCACAATCAATACCTCAGTTGGTTTTGATCCTTGCGGATTATCAATATAAGAACAGCTTCGTTGCTGATCATGAACTCAATATGGTTGCATGCTGTACTGAAATAATGGCAGGAGTACAATTCAAATGATGATGAAAGATTACGAAAAAACTGTAAATGAGATGAACAAGCAACTATACACAGCGTATGGTAAAATCGTAGAGTTGCAAGAACGCATCGATGAACTAAAACAAAGTAATACTAAACTTTGTCAAGAAGTTCGTGATTACCAAAAGCGAGGTGAAGAATAATGGAAGATTTAACTTGGATACTATGCCCTCACGGCAAAAGTAAAAACGTTGCACAGTGGGTTGTAGATAACTTTTCGGATAAGACTGCTACTCGTGCTGTCGATGTTTGGGTAAAGGCATCTCAACAAATCTTAGATGCGGAAGAAAATGCGTAACAAGTACTGGCGACTATGGGCTAAATCACTTGGCGAAAAGGTTGGTGCTACTGACAAAGAAGCTGATCATGTCGCGCTGATACGAAGTGTAGTAGTCCTAGTCAACTTTATTACTTGTTTCTTTATTATTGCAGGAGTGATACATCAGTGGTAAAACCTTTTGATTATGTAAATGATATCAACTACGGCAAGAAAAACATCATGGTCGATGATGTTGCTGAAAAGGACTACAATGCCTTTATTGTAAATCGTGCACTATCGTACTTCAATGATACTGTGCTTTATGCGAACGAGATGAATATCCACCATTCTCTTGATTCAAAGCTTCAATATAGTTTTCTTATAAATATAGTTAGGAAACAGAAGCGGTGGTCTAAATGGCTAAAACCGAATGAAGTTACTAACTTAGAACTCATCAAAGAGTATTATGGCTATAGCAATGAAAAAGCTAAATCTGTATTATCGTTATTAAATGATGAACAATTACAAGAATTGAAAAATAGGATTTATAAAGGTGGAAAACGAAAATAGCATTGAAGTGAAAAACTGGACTCCTAACGATATGTTGGAAGTCTCACTTAACGAACCTGATGATTTTCTCAAGATTAGAGAAACGCTAACTCGTATTGGCGTCGCATCTCGAAAAGATCAGAAGTTATTCCAATCATGCCACATCTTACACAAACAAGGAAGATACTTTATTGTTCATTTTAAAGAGCTATTTCTACTTGATGGTAAGCCAAGCAACTTGATTGAAAATGATTTGGAACGAAGAAACACCATTACGACTCTACTCTCCGACTGGGGATTGGTTACAATCTTAAATGAAGAAGTTGCTCAAACCTGTGCACCTCTTAGACAAATTAAGATTATTCCTTATAAAGAAAAGACGCAATGGGAACTTTGTCCGAAATATAACATCGGAAACTCAGAATAAGGATTAAAGCATTATAAATATCTTATATAACATATATAGCGAGGAATAACTTAATGTCAGATCGCACTCCGTCGTCGGGGCAAATATCCTTTGATAATATAAGAGATACTGTCAGCAACTTTGACAATCATGCGACCGCGCGCGCTGCAGCCAACGCCACTAATAATCCAGATGGAATTACAATTGGCTCTGGCACCGGCGTTGCTATGAATGAATACGTCATGTATAGAGACCAGCGCGGGTTGCAAAGGCAAAGCGTGGCCACTAATAGCATCAGTTTTGATTTTAGTAATTTCTTTGATTTTAGTAATATTGACCTTGGTAATATTACCCTTTCATACTTCCCGAATAACACCGGCGCCGAGCCTCTTGCTGAAAAGGCTAACGTCAAACCTCACGGGCCATTTGGTTACCATCAATCT